TATAAAACTCTTCCATGAGTTTCAACTCTTGAATATAAGATTAAAGTATTTCCTTTTAGATCAAGTGCTAGATTACGAATAAATTTATTTCTTTGATCATGATTAATTATATACTGAACCTCATCCTCAAATGTTTCAAACTTTGAAGCAGGATGTTTGAGTAAGAGAACATTAATGTCAAGTTTTGCAACATGACCCTTCTTCATTAGTTCATCTGTCTTGATAATTTTATATGAAGGGCCAAATAATCCTTCTAAAACCCACTTATGTGTTTGCGTTCCATCAAGAGTTCCTGTGAAACCAAAACGATGTTTGGCCTTGTGGAGTTTTGTCATTATAGATATTAATGACTTTGATTTAAACTGGTGAGCCTCATCCCCAATTACAACAGAGAATCGCTCAAAATACTTTCTGGGGAGTTTGTAGATTGATTGCCACGTAGTAATAATGACTTGAGAGTCTGTCTCTCTTTCTTTTCCTGCGTAAATTTTGTGACAAAATGAACCTACGTCCCATCCATAATCTGCAAAATCTTTATACATCTGTTCTACTAGGGAAGTCGTCGGAACAACTATCAGAGTATTTTGCTGCCTTTCAACATAATATCTCACAATCGAGTATATCATCAGAGACTTACCCGATGCAGTTGGGGATATCAACAACCTTCTATTATGTCTTAAAGCGTCGTATACTCCCTCAACTTGATACTCACGGGGAGAATACTTACTTATAGATGTCATGTAATCTTTTACACCCTCATATGAGATATTCTCATTGACTTCAAAAGGTGTACCAAAAAATTTATTATCTAGAAACTCGTAGGTATATTCGTGATCTTCACAAAACTTTTGTATCTTATCCAATAAACCAACGTAGATCTCTCCGTTCTTTACGTTGAATAGACGGATTTTACCATCCCAATACCGATTACGATATTGAGGCATGAATTTAGCTCCCGGAATCTCAAAGGTGAACTGATCTGACAGTTCATAATATACATGTGGATCTGATTCTATCTGAAGATAAACCTCATTCTTTTTTGATATACTCAAATGAGACATTACTATAGGAATCACCTATAGTTATTTATCACCCAAATCCAGATTGGAATTTATTCCATTCAATAGCATTTTTAATTTGATAGGTGCGATTTGAAACAACTCTTATTATTTCTTCAAGAAACTTAAGCATGACATCGTAATACTTTATCTTCATGTCTATCTTAGATAGTTTATCGTCAGCATCTAGGTGACGTTGTATAGCATCTTTCTCTCTCACCTTATATGGAAATGGTTCTTCGGCATATACCTCTGCTGTTGCCTTACCAGTGTAGTAATTATATCTTTCTAAACGAATACGACTATATGACTCTCTAGCCTTCTCTCTTAGAAGAGTTATTGTATTGTATAGTGTATAGTATTTTGAGTGAAGTTGTGGTATTTTAAGAGACTCATCATGTAGGTTATCAGGATCTATGACAGAATCTTTCTGCCACATCTCCTGAATTTGCTCAAGATTCATAACAATTTGCCAAATTTATCAGTTAACTTGTATATAGTATAGCGGAAAGATGCACTTGCTGTAAAGTACTGTATGTCATTATCTGTAGCATCAAATGTTAAGGATGTTAGTGATGTAGGAAATAAGTCTTGAAATTTGACTACTGCGACATCACGAAAGTTACTGTTTAAGATATGAAGAGATCCATCACAGAATTGTTCTTCTAAATCACGAATACCATCCGAGTCAGTTGTTTTATCAATAAATTGTTGAGGAGACTCAGGAAAACCTAATCCTGTCAACCAGTTATGAACTGCTGCATAGTTTTCCATGTTCTCATCAACTAAGAATCGAATGTCTAAGTCACCATAAGTTAATTTTTCACCGGGTACATCAATAGTTTTTAAGTATGATGGTTGTTGATAAGTGCCGAGAGAGATTTCTGGTATTGATGCAGAGTTACAAAAGAAATCTATCTTAGGAAATTTTGCAAGTGAAAACTTAAAACCTACTGGTGATAGGTAATTGCGATTATCAATTTGCCCTGCAAGAGGGCCTCTGTTAAATGATGATGTCATTTTTTAGTTTTCTTCTTCATAGAATTTATAAACTTTCGATACACTGCTGCCTCTGATGTCTTACCCATTACTCTTGCTCTTTGCTCCATAGCAATTGCTGCTTGAATTTTATGAGCATGCGATCTTGAAGATTTACGTATCTTTGAAACAGACGCTTTTGCAGTTGCGACATCCTTGAAACCAAGTCCATGAATAGTTCCTTTAGGATCTTCATCCGTATATAAATCAGAATGTTTTTTTGATTTAGCAGGTTGTCCCTTCTTTCTAGGGATTCTGGGATTTGATTCTGCTAGGAATTCTTTTAAGGTTTTCATCCCCCGTTCCCTCCACCGTTCCCTCCCGAAGCTCCACCACCATTCCCACCAGAATGCCCGTTAGAACCATTACCGTTACTAGAACCGTTACCATTACCGTTGCCATTTCCATTTCCATTCCCATTTTTAGGCTCCTCCCTATTTCTACCTATCATACCATAAGGATAGTACGGATAGCGTTTTGTTGGAACACAACTCTTAAGTTTTGTATCAAACCTATGACCTTTTGGGCATTTTGGAGATTGTGATTCTTCTATAAATTCAGAAAAATTCTTAGCCATTGATGATCATGTTATACCATTCTTCACTCATACCACTGATAACATTATCAGCATCAGTCTTAGTGGATGCATAACCTTCTTCAATTAAATGATTTACAAGTTGTTCGTAAATCTCTTTTGCCTTTTTTGCTTGGCGAGGTGATGGGTTCATTTCAGATATGTTTTTAGTTATTTAGTTATTCTGAAACAACAGTCATCCCTTCCCATCCACCATTCTTACCATCATCATTTTTTGTGAGGTAAGTTGGATCAACTTTGTAGATTTTTCTTTTATTAAAATCATCAGACCATTTTGCAAATCCCTTTACCGACTCAACATAATAAATGTCTTTAGTCTTGTCCAGACTGCTCTTCTTCTTGATGTAGTATGTCATCTTTCTTAAGTCGTTTTTTCAATAATTTTGCATAGTAAACATCTTGTTTAGTATACAATTTAGGATTTTTCTTTGCCCTTTTGATAATAAGCTTTGCTGCTTTTTTATCTTTCATATAGGTATTTATATCATAAAAAAAGGGAGGTCGCCCTCCCTTTTTCAAACTTAACTTGTGTTATACAAAAAATACTTCCTTACAGTAACGTTTACATATGTGTGAGTCATCATTACAATCTATGAGGCACTCGTAGTATTCATCGATTAAATCGTTTTTCGGTTCATCGAAATGTTTTGAACCTGCCAACTGATTGAAAGAAATTAAATTGTGCATACTTTTTTATCCTATAATGATGACAATTCTTCTATTTTTTAAACCCATTATATAGAAGTTTTAGAGCATCTTGTTGTCCCTAATTCTACTATTATTTATTGAAAAATGTGCATTTCCTAAAGAAAATCTTAACAAAAAGAAATGCCTACGCGATTATACCTAGACAAAAAAAAGAGACCCATTTGGGTCTCTTGAGAAATATGTAAAATGAATTACATAAGGTTTGCAACCTTGACTCTTCTGTAGTAACGGTTAGCATTAACTGCAAGACGACCAAGACCTTGATCAGTTCCTTCAGCGAATGGGTTAGCAACCATACCGTATCTGGTTTTGAAACCAATTTTTGGTTGGAATGTGTCCTGACCAACCGCACGAACCATCTGTAGAGGAACGTATGGGCAGTAGAATAATCCAGCATCATAAGGAGATGTACCCTTATAACCAACAACGTAATACTGATTGTCGTCGTTGTTTGCTGCGAATGGGTCAATGTATACTCTGTACTTACCTTGAAGAACACCAGCAAATGTATTACCTGTGTCATCAACGTTTAAGTTTGCATTAAGTGCAGGAGTGTAATCTAATACACCAGCCATTGTTAATGCAGAAGCAACGTCAGCAGAACAAAGGATCATGTTACCCTTTCCACGACGAGTTCTTTGTGCGATCTGGTT